ATGAAACTCGGTGAGCTAGTCGAAATCTTTGAGTGCGACCCTGAGGGAATGCCTCTTAATCCCCAGTGGATTGAGACGGAGCCAGAGCCAGCTCAAGAGCCTGAACTCGTGCCAGCGAAGAAGTAGATGTATCTCATGTTTGTGTGTGACGTTTGCAAAAAGCGATTCGGCAACGTGCTGGAATGGGATCTGCATGTAAAGACAGCGCACCCAAAGGCTCGCAACGACGCTGGCGCAACTGAGACAGAGATCGAGATTCATCCGGTGAAACTTGAGTGATTGTTCGCAGAGCGTTCTCGCAGTTACTACAGCCTGGACTAGCGGGGCGCTTCTACGGCCTTGGACTAGCTGCTTTACAGGACATGCAATGGCAGGAACAAGATCAGATGGCTATTCTACATCCTGACACATCAGCCATTCCGGTCTGGCGTCGCAGGCCGACAAGGGTAGAGCACCCTATGACGGCATGGAGAGTATGGGGGATGGAGTTGACCTACGAGGACAACTTTTATGACTTCGAATATAACTTCGCGCAGGGCAAGCGTGGAGCACATGAGGAGAAGATTAACGCCTACCTCAAGTCCGTTGCTGCTGATTGTAACTGGGACGGGCCCGTGCTCCGCTCTCACAAGCGTCCAGTTGACCCAAAATACTGGGACTCGATCAGAGAAAAGCGAATAACGGACCCTGATGAGTACTATGCTGAGATGCGCGACACCTTCGAACTCGCTGGCATCTGGGCGGTGAAGACACAGAATGCTGCTATCGACGTTGCTCATGGATACGGAGTCTCGACCTACGGACGAATCAAGATATGGGGCCGTGTAGCGGAGTTCACGCAAGGCTACCGGGCTGAAGTCTGCATCATTGACGAGTTGTGGTTGATTACTCGGCAGCTTGTCAGACGTTTCAACGCTCGCAATGATAAGCGAGACGATGAACTGATCGAAGCGCGAATCAAGGCAGTCGCGAAGGCGCTTGAGAACCGCTACCAGTGCAAGGTGAATCTTGACACAGCCACTAGTCCCCACTGAACTGCGTACCTACGTCGGTACTATCCGCTGCGTGATCGAGGCGGGCGATGAGCTAGAAGCACGCCTGGAGATGAACGAACTCGTCGAAGCAGCTGCTGAGCTACTTGAGGATGGCGAGACGATTGACGTGACGCAGATCATACCTGTTGAGGCCCAAGGCGTAGTTGAGCCAACGGAGATGGTAGAGCAACTGCGACGCTCACGCGATCTACTCATCAAGACACGGATCGTCCAGTGCTATGACATGGCTCGCGAGATGGACAAGATGGCGTGGATTCTCCAGCATCGCCTCGAACAGAGCTTCGACGCAACAGGCTACGACTACGGAACGTTTGTAGAGTTGACGGACAAACTACTCGGGAGGAAAGATGGCAACGTTTGAGATAACGCAGAGCATCAAACGGACGGCGAGCGTCAGTGCCGACTCAATATCAGACGCACTGACGCTCGCGAAGCAGAAGTTTGAGAAACCGTTCGGCTACGCAGAGGACATCACGTACATGATTCGGCAGTTCATGCCAATGCCAGACATGGCAGCCGAGACGCCACAAAGAGAAAGGGAGATAAGGAAGCTCGACCGATGAAGGAACTCAGGTACTGGAAACCAGGCGACGCGATGCGAATACTGCCCTGGGGAAAGATCAAGGTCGGCAAGACCTACGGTGCAGGTACCTGGCCGAGACCTTGTTTCCTTGACTTCGACCGAGGCATCGCTACGCTGGCGAGTCCTGACTTCACACGAGTACATGGACTTAGGAACATCATCTACGAACAGTTCGGAGAGAAAGACTTCGACAGCCGAGCTATCGTCAAGACTCACAACGCCTACGACGATGCGTGTCGCTTCTTCGACGAGATGATGGCGCCAGCTAATCGAACGAAGTTCGACAGCTGGGTGATAGATTCAGGTACAACTCTGTTCAGATCAGCTGAGAACAAGGGCGTCATACTAATGGGAACCAAGGAGTATGGTGAGAGATCGAAATCCCATCAGCTGGCGCTAAAGCGAGGTATGCTCATTCCCGTTATTCAGGACTATGGAGCTGAGCGTAGTCTGGGTGAGCAGTTCGTAGATATGGTGCTGAGCACAGATAAGCACGTCTTGCTACTCTGCCATGAAAGGGAGCAGCGTGACAAGGCAGGCGACCTACTCGCTATCACGCCGATGCTGACAGGTCAATCAGCAGAAGTTGTTCCTCTGAAGTTCGACGAAGTTTACAACATTCAAGCCCAGAAAGGAGAAACTCACTACAACAAAGAGACGCACGTCGTTACTCAGGATTGGATCAGACTAATCCAAACGACGCCCGATGGCCTTAGAGCCGTGGGCAGCAGGAACGGGGTGCCAGACGGCACTGCATGGAACTATGAGGCCATATCGAAGGCATTCCTCGCTGCCCACGAGGAGCGTGTGAAACAGCAGGCGGCTCTGGACGCAGCTGATAAAGCGGCTGTGCTAGTCGCCAGCGGAACTCCAACAGCTGCTCATAGCGGCTAAGGGGAAAAGGTATGTCACCAGTACTGCAACCCGACACTTCGCAGGCGGAAGACTTTAGTACGCCTATCGACCCGGGAACTTACAAGTCCCGTATCGTAGAGTGCCCAGGAGGGAAGTCGAAGGCAGGGAATGACAAGATCATGCCGAAGTTCAAGATCACCACGCCGGACGGCGAGCGCACAAGGGTATCACACCTCGTCGTGAGTGGTGAGGGTGCAATGGGCTTCGACGGACTGCTTCGCGCAGCTCGCATGAGCGAACTGGCTGATGCGTACCGTGACAAGGCGCTCAAGACGAAGCCTCCGTTTAACACCGACTCGCTAGTCGGCGTGGAGTTACAAGTCGTGATTGGGCCGAATCTGTACCACAACCCGAACACGGGGCTGGACGAGAAGAGAGATCAGATCGACTCGTTCTTGCCACTGTAGTAGAAACAGCTCCCGTGCCGTAGGCTGCAGCCGAGCGGCGCCTGTTATTCGCATCTCAGGCTGGGGAAGCGAGAGCCCCAACGGGAATTAACCACTAGTCCGGACCCGGACAAGGAGATTTAACGTGAGCGACATCGAAATACCTCGGCAGAAGAATCTCGTATTCTTATTCACAAGATCAGTAGGACTTGTCAACTTTCATACATACCTGACAGTTGCAGAATTGAAGGAAGCACTGTGCCCGAATAGACCTACAATGGCCTACATCGAAGGCGCAGATGAGGGAGCCGGGAAGGTCGATCAGTGGTTTGAGACGGTACACGACGAGAAGTTCGAAATCGTTGCATTGGCAATCAAAGCGAACGTCGGCGGGAGAGTCGTCCAGCCCGGGGCGCAACACGGACCACTAAAGCTGTCATGAAAATCGCTATCGCAGATATAGTCGTCGAGCCGGGTCGCTTCCGCGGTGCGACAGGCAACATGAAGGCGTTGTCTGAAAGCCTAACACGATTCGGACAATTAGTGCCAATCATCGTCCAGCCAAACGGAGCGAAGGTGAACCTCGTAGCGGGCTTCCGTCGCTACACAGCAGCAAAGTCACTCGGGTGGACACACCTGGACGGCGTTCTCAAAGACGACATATCCGAGCTTCTCAAGAAGGAAATCGAACTTGAAGAAAATCTGCAACGCGAAGATATGACATGGCAGGAAGAAGTCAGCGCTATCGCCACGTTAGATGCGCTCAAGAAACAACTCGATCCAAACTGGTCTCAAATCCAGACTGGCGCAGCTATCGGCATGGAGCGGAGTCACGTCAACGAAGCGGTGAGACTCACTAAACTCATGGAACTCTTTCCGGAGCTGAAGGATGCCAAAAGCGTCACGCAAGCGCTCTCCTGGGCATCGTCGAAAGCCCAGAGCGTGGTACGTCGAAAAGAAGTTCGGGATAACCCATCTCAATTTCAAGAGATCGAGGAAAAAGTATGGCTCGACGACTCTATCGAAGCTATTAAACGCGTCCCTGAGGGAAGCATTGATCTTATCCTTACTGACCCACCTTTCGGAATCGGCTACGATAGACGTAAAGCGGGTGAGGCAAGCGCTTCGGCGTATCAGGACGACGAAAAGTCTTACCAGCGCATACTTAGTATGGCGCCAGATTTGTACCGAGTTGGTAAGCCCAACAGCTGGCTCGTTTGGTTCCTTGGTCCAACTTGGTACGAACGGGCTAAGTCTGCATTTCGTGAAGCTGGATGGACCGTCGACGAGATGCCTCTCGTATGGGTCAGGACCGCTGGACGTTGCTATACGGCGAGACCAGATAGGTACTTTGCACGTGGATATGACATAGCGCTCCATGCGCTCAAGGGCAATCCTGAGATGGTTATCCGCAATAGGCCGAACGTGTTTGAGTTCGCGCCTGTTACGGATAAGGAACAGACGCTACTTGTTGAAAGACCAGTAGAGCTATATGCTGAGATTATCAAGCACCTCACACATCCTGGGGAGAGAGTAGCTGATTTCTTCGTCGGGTCAGGCTCCTCCCTTGCAGCCGCTGCGAGCCTTGGCCGCGAGTTCTTCGGTTGCGAGATAGACCCAGAGCGTCGGGCAGTAGCTATCAAGAAAATTGAGAGCCACCTGCCCGATGGCAGTTGAATTAAACGCTGCGCAGCTAAAACGAGTCGCTGAAAACGCGCTCATACCACGCTTGGTTGAGTGGCAGAGAGGCCACGTTGACAGGAACGTTGCGACTCATCTAGCCAACATGGTAGTAGAAGCACTATACGAAGCGGCGCTCATAGGCCGCGAGCAAGGCGTCGAACAGGGAATCATCGCCGGATTGAGGATGATTAAGAGCTGGAACGACCAAGACGATGGCGAGTAGCGCCCGAAAGGTCTTGTGCGACTAATACAATCAGGTCCACGAACAGCTAAGATCATTGCCTGTGGCGAAGCGCCGGGGGCGATGGAAGATCAGACTGGCATCCCGTTCTCAGGTGCCTCTGGTGAAGACCTCAATCGGTATCTAACAGACGTTCACATAGACCGCCATACCGAGGTCTTTGTAACGAATGTCTGCCACGAACGTCCTCCAAATAACAAGTTCGAATCCTTCCTGAAGCCGCAGCTAGCAATGTGCCTGTTGCAAGGCATCTTGAAACTCAAGCAAGATATCATGGACATACGACCGAATCTAGTCATCGCCCTTGGCGACGTGCCGCTAAGGTTCTTGACCAACAAACACTCGATTACGAAGTATCGCGGCTCGATACTCGAATCGTCGCTAGTGAAAGGGCAGAAGGTCGTAGCAACTTACCATCCAGCTTCCGTCTTCCGTATGTATGAGAACAAAGCACTAATACAGCTAGACATGAAAAGAATGGCTGAGGAGGCGAAGTTTCCTGAGATTATTCTCCCCAAGCGTGACATTCGTGTCTGGCCCAACGGCGCTGAATGGGTTGAGGAGATGTTCAACACTGACTGGCTCTCAGTCGACATTGAGGGGACGCCTGATGGAATCCACTGCGTTGGATTTAGCGATAGCCCGACGCGCGCTCTTGTCGTGCCTGTTTCGGCTTCAGGCGCGGACTTCGCGATACGCCGCCTACTATCATCCCCCGCACGAAAGTGCGGTCAAAACTTCGGTCAGTACGATCTTACTGTACTTGAAGACCGCGGGTACGAGGTCACGAACTTCCAGTGGGACATAATGTATGCTCATCACGCGCTTCTCATGGAATCGGCAAGCGGTGGCGACGAAGTTAAGGCTCTTCGTGGCGGTAAAGCTGGCGCTAAGTCTCCTCTTGCTAAAGGGCTCGGGTTCCAAGTCAGTATCTACACCAAGGAACCGTTCTACAAGGACGATGGTAAGTTGTGGAGCAAGCTCGATACCCTGTCTCCAGAAGATCTTCACAACTTTCACGTCTACAACGGAAAAGACGCTGCCTGTACCTACGAGATTCGATCCGTTCAGGAGCGCGAACTGGCCGAGTTCGGAGTTCGACACGTCTTCGACCATGAGATGCGTATCCTTCCGCTGCTTAGGCAGATGTCGAGACGGGGTGTACTGATAGACCTTATTCAGCGAGAAGCGTTCCGAGTACAGTACACTAAGGAGATTGATAACCTCCAAGCGTTCCTAGACAAGTCGGCAGGCAAGCCGCTAAACGTCAAGTCGGCTCCAGACATGCACAAGCTGTTATATGAGACGCTGGGACTACCAGTCAAGTATCACAGGGAGACAAAACGACCGACCGCTAACAAAGACGCGATCACCGAGCTGGCAGCCAAGTACCAGCATCCTGTCCTCATGACGATCCTTGAGATTCGTCGCCGCCGAGACCTTATCGAAAGATATATCAATGCCAACGTTGACGCTGACGGGAGACTTAGATGCCTATTTGATCCTTCGGGCACTCGAACAGGGCGACTGGCTTCCCGAGCGAACATTTACGGTTCTGGGACTAACCTACAGAACATACCGCCGAAGATGCGAAAGATGTTCATTGCTGACCCTGGGAAGGTCCTTTTCTACGTGGACCTCTCTCAAGCTGAGCTCCGAGTCGTGGCGTATCTTGCACGATGTGATTCACTTATTGAAGCATTCGCGTCAGGAAGAGATATCCACAAGGAGAACTCTGAGCGATTCTTTGGCTCATATACTGAAGAGAAGCGGCTCGCAGTAAAGCGAACTGTGTATGGTTCGATCTATGGTGAAGGAGTAGACCGAATCGTGACAGTTGCGGCATCCGAGAATCCACCTATTCGACTCGTTCGTCACGAAGTGGCTATTGCCCAAGAAGGCTTCTTCATGCTGTATCCAGAAATTAAGGAGGTATGGTGGAGCGATGTTAAACGAGACCTCAAGTACCGGCTACTTACCACCCCCCTCGGGTGGAAAAGACAGTTCTTCGGCCGCTGGGACTCCGTCCAGTTCATTAACGAGGCCCTCGCATTCATCCCACAGTGTACCGTGGGAGTACTCGCTGAAATTGGAATGCTTAACGCCTCCAGAGTCGAAGGTGCAGAAGTGCTTCTTAACGAGCACGATGCGATCCTCGGGCAATGCGATGAGCAGGATGTTCCGACTGTCGTCCCGAAGGTCATTGAAGCTATGCAAGTTCCTATCCCAATTCACGGACGAACTCTCGTTATCCCTGCGGAAGCGAAAGTCGGCCGAAATTGGAACGAAGCGTCGGAAGACAACCCGGAAGGGCTTCGCAAGTGGAAAGCGCAAACGTGACGAGTAGAGCTTACACTATTCGGTTCGTCAACGAGAACACCGAAGGGTGGATTAGAACTCGTGTAGACGGCACGGTGTTTCTCGGATCAGATAACATACTCCAGCACGTCATGAATCTCAGTATCTCAGACGCGATGAAGATACTCGAATCCAGAGGATGGGAAGTGGAGTACTGGGAAGCGTGAGTGACAGGCTGCTGCCGGACTGGATAGATGCGTACATGGTGTATACTGCACAGTCCAGAGCGCCAGACGAATACCATCTGTGGACCGCTCTGTCGGTCATTGCAGGCGCGGTACAGAGGAAGGCGTTCTTTAACATGGACTACTTCCTACTGTATCCGAACTTGTATGTAATTCTAGTCGGTCCACCTGGACGTTGCAAGAAGTCTACCGCCATGCGAATTGGTAGGAGTATGCTAGCAAAGGTGCCTACTGCCAACTTCAGCACGGACTCGATCACTCGCGAGCGACTGATCCAGGACTTGACACAGGCTCTGAAAGACGGCCACTCCAGCATGACTTCGTATAACTCTGAGTTCGCCAGTCTGCTGACAAGCTCAGGTATGGACATGGTAGTGTTTCTTACTGACATCTACGATAGTCCAGACGAGTGGTCTCACAAGACGAAGATGGGCGGGACGAATAAGATCAAAGCGCCATATCTGAACCTCGAAGGAGCAACTACACCAGACTGGATAGCCAGCTCGTTGCCACTCGATACAGTCGGCATCGGTCTGACAGCACGTATCTTGTTTGTGTACCAAGACACGCCGCGAGTCAGAGAAGCGTTTCCGGAACTAAATAAGGAGCAGATCGAGCTGAAAGAGATATTGATTAAGGATCTGATAACTATCTCACTGATTTCAGGCCAATACACCCTCGCTCCCGACGCGAAGGAATTCTATAAAGCATGGGACCTGGCGGATCAGAAGCGGGACTCCGCAGCTGATCCGAGGCTGTCTGGTTACTTTGAACGAAAGGGGATGCACCTGCTAAAAGTTGCTATGCTAACGGCTGCAAGCAAGCACGACGAACCAATCATTATAAAGGAGGACTTGGAGCGAGCGCTAATATTGTTAGGACATATCGAACCAGCTATGACTAAGACCTTTGCCGCCGTCGGCAAGAATCCACTAACATTGGATATAGTCAAAGCTGGTCAGGCAGTACTAACTAAGCCTGGCATAGATTACGGATCGTTACTGAGAATGCTGTCGCACAGCGTCCGTAAGGAGGAACTGGATGAGGTGCTAACTACCTTAGGCATGATGGGGCACATAAGAGTAGTCCAAGATCCGACTGGCCCTAAATACTACCCAACAGACTTCCTCGAAGCGCAGGAGAAGAAGTGATGGGATCAATACTAAAAGGATGGAGGGAAAGAGGATGCTGACCGGGAAAGAGTGGGAACAGGTCTGCCGTAACTCACCGGACTATGCGCTAGTTCAGATTGTTGGCAGCTGTAGGATGAACCTTAGCGCCGTCTACGCCGCTCAGGCTGAGCTGATACGACGCTCGAACGCATCGCCTTGTCCGAGCTTGGACAAGTGGCGGGCGGAGCTAGCTGCTGGCCTCCGGACGGCGGGTACGTTCGACGAGTTGTGGCGGAAGGCGTGTGATGAGGTGAACCGTCGAGAATGGGCTGTTATTCTTTCCCGGAGACCGCCTTCTCGGACCCACCCTTTAGAGAGTGACGGGCTACCATTTTGAGTGTATTCTGGACAGCCAGCGCGCTGATCGCTGTCGGGTTGATACTGGCGCTAGATATAGCCAAGAAGATTCAAGCTCTGAAATCGCGAAAGCGGAAGGGTAGGTAGAGTACTCTGGGCCAGGTCGAGTCTGTATCCCTTACCTGGGAAGCTTACCTGCTCAGCGAGCTTGAGGCAACTGGCTCCAGCTTCAGGAATCGTCAGGCCTGGCGCTGTGACAGCGCACATCTCCGGCCAGCCCTCAACCAATCGGAGATGCCCGTCTTGCTCGTAGGCTCGGTAGAGATCGACCTGATCTTTGATCGCTTTCGGTACCATCAGCGGTTGCCCGTCTTTTACGCAGTCGCTAGTGAGCGTTAGCGAGCCGGCGAAGCCGGGTCTGAACCAGGAGTCCATCTGCCCTTTGCCAGTAATCCACTCACGGAGTGTTTCTTCTACTGACTTACGAGCGAGAACATGGAACATACTTGGATAAGCTGCGTAGCCAAAACGAAAGCAGTTCTCGAGAAAAAGGGGACCACGTTTCGTGACGATGATGTTGACGTCTATCGAGCCAGTGTAGCCCTTCAGACCGTCCCATTTAAGGTACTTACCGATAGTCTCCTTGATCCCCCTCGCGCTGGGGCGCACTTTGAGTACGTAGCCGCCTGCGCAACCTATATTCTCCCCCAAGTCACCAGTCATCTTGCGCTTAGCTTCGAGGTCAAGGAAGGCGGCAACGGGGGCACCGTCTCTGAGCCAGAGGTCGAAGGCGGCCTCTATTCCTTCAACAACCTCTTGAAGAACAAACTGAGGCTTGCCTTCGGACAAGCTACCGATATATTCCCTGAGCTCCTCGTTTGCTTTCGCGAAGTCGTCTCGCTCTTGTGGAACGTACGTCGAGGTCGCGTCCCCCTCATATGGCTTGTAGACATAGGATCGGTCTTTATTCGACTCCAGGAACTTGATAGCCGTATCGTAATCCGTGAACTTCTTAGTCTCTGGAGCCTTGAGCCCCACAGACTCCGCGATCCCTACTGCGTAGTCCCTATCGTTCTCCATTTTCGCGGAGAGCGCGCTAGTGCCTACGACCGCTTCATCAGCGCGCTTAAGGCGTTCCGCGAGAGTGGGAAGTGCGTTGCTGTCGAAGAACCATACGTTTCCACGCATGATGAGCTTCTTCGTTGCCTCAGCGACTGGAATCTTGTCAAGGAGTCCGTTGCCGATTAGCTTAGTATGCTCGATGTCGTCTGCTTCCTCGTCGTAGTCATATGCGACAACGACGTCGGAGCCCTGGGACTTAGCAAGCACCGCCAGGCCAAGCCCTGACCAGTCGCGAGTGACCATGATGAGTTTGCTCACTGCTGGAAGTCTGCAAGCACGCCACGCGCCTCTTGCCACAATCCGCTGAATGCCGCAGATCCGGGAAGTGGGAACTCCCACATCGAAGAACGCTTACGTGATGCGAGTAGGGATATGGTTCCTTCGTCGATCAAGTCACGACCGTTTAGCAGATTCGACCGCATGCGCTGCGCGAGCTCGTAGACGTGATCTGACGAAGCGGGGATGCCCTGCTGAATAAGTATCTTCCTCGCATACTTTGCCAACGTCGCGTTCATAGCAGGCGGCAACACGGCTACGTTGCCTGTCGCTAGTGAGCGGCTAGCCATCTGCCATATGTCACCAGCGGCAATGCGATCCTTTCCCGCTACGGTTCTCGCGATCTTCGCGACGTCGGCGCCGATCTGTGCTGGCGGGCCGAGGGAGGAGATAATGTTCCCTATGGTCTGCCCAGTCGTCATCGGTCTGCCAAGATAGTCGCGTCCCTCAATCGTGTTCAGGCCGACTTTTAAGACTGGATTCAGACGGTTCATTATAAAGTCAAACGGATGACTCGCGAAGCGAAACTCATCCTGCCACCAGCCTGTAAGGTCAACACCTACCTCCCGACCACGACTATCTTTCGAGCCGGTCCTCATGTAGAAGCGGGAGTTGTTCGGATTGAACTCCGGCGGCTTGCCACTCATCAGCATCGAGCCGACGTAGGTCAGTGCCACGCCCCACGCTAGTTGCCGCAACTTCATTGGTAGGTATAGCGCATTCCTCGGATCGAGCTTGCCGGCCATGACGTCACTGGCCTCGCCAGCAGCGTGCATCCACATAGCCATTCGAGTACCTGTCCACTGTGGGCTGAACATGAGTAGCCGCATGCCGCGAGCAAGATTCTTGTCAGCTAGATGCTGTGGGACCTTGCCAGCGATAGTGTTGACAAAGTCCCCAACGCGTCGTCCCTCAGCGATGTACTCAGCTTCGCCAAACTTACCCGCATTCCGCTCTGTCCAGTCCTTCATGCGAGTGACGTAGGCAAAGGTTTGAAGTGCGGGAATAATCTTCTCCCACAACAGCCGATCGTTCTTCTCTTGTAGCTTGTCGATACTCGCCCCGAGACCTGGGAGATTGATATGGCTCAGTAGATCCTTCCAGCTGCCATGTACACGCGTCATGTAGTCTGTCGACTGGCCAAAAACGTTCACTCCGTTTGCAGCCATCTCTTCTCGGATAGCAGGATCCTTCAGGTACTCCACACCGTCGAAGTACTTCGTAGGGTTGAAAGACAGTGCAAGATACGTCCTCATCGCATTTACACCGTGCTCCCACCACCAGAACATGATCGACTTGACCCAGCGGGACTTGACGCGATCCAGCGCGTTTAGCACCTCACCCTTCGGAGCGTTGGTACTGGAGATAATTCGAAGATCGTGAGCATCCTCCTCTGGAGCCATGCTGTTGGCCATGCCAGGCACGTCCTTTATCTCACGCCATCCCGGAGGCATCGCCTGACCTGGGGACGGTAGTGGCTGTATCGTACCAGCACGCAGCAACTCGTTCCGCAGGCGGGCTACTGCCAGCATCCGATGAGTCTCGTCTAAGTGGCGGGAGTAAATTACCGAAGCATCCATCACTGGGCCCTTCAGTCCCTGCTTCTTCGTCCAGTCTTCAAGCCCCCGTATGGATAGTGTCTGCGGCAACGCCCTAGCTCCGCCAAGTTCCTTCCAACGCTGGAATGTCGATTCGGGGAGGAGGTGCCGGATGAAACTCTCCTGATGCTCCGACAGTGTTCGGTTCGCTTTTGCTAATAGCCCTAATCGAAGGTTCACCTGATGTGCAATGACGGCCATCTGTTGCTGTTGCGTCGTCAGTGCGTGAAACTCTGGTGCAGCCGGTCCCTCGTCAATCGCCAGTGCTCCTGCGCGCAGCGAAGCCTCATCAGGGAACACAGCCTTTATCGCCTCGCGCGCCTCATGCTGCCGTAGGCTACTGCGCGTGAAGGCCTCTCCGTACTGCCGCCATTCCTCACCGCCCTTAGCAAGTGCACGGCCGGGACTGTAGGTCTTCACTAGGTCCCTGACTAACTGCGAACGCTCCATGAGGCGACGATAGCCGGGGAACATCGAAGCAAGCAAGATGAACGCACCGTAGGCTTTCAGCCCGGTCCTCATTCCGTCAGGCAAGTTATCGTCGAACCAGCCCAACGCTGACATGGTGCCACCTACGCCAGCCGCGGTCAGGCGTGCTAGATACTCAGGCTTAATAAAGCCGCTCCTATTTCTCAACACGTCCATCAGTGCCTGGTTCAGTTGGTCTGTATCCTTCACATGCCCCGCAATCTCGAAGCCGTCGAGCTTCTTCGGCACGATCAGCTCTGGCGCAACCTCTTGCCACGGCGCTGCTACACGTTCGTGTGGAGACACCTCGATTAGCGATCTTTCCCTACGCAGCGTTCTTTCCAACTGCTCCCGTATTCTCTTTATCTGGTTTGCTCCGATTTTTCTTCCGAGTTGCAACTCAATCGGACCAGGTTGAGTTAAGGCCAACGTCACACCTATCTCGGCGGCTGGTCCTTCACGATCGAGAGAGGTTGATAGAACGTCGCGGAGGTGTCTTGACGGCGCCTTTTCCGGCAAGCCGTGTATTTCAATCAGCTTCTGCACCTCCTCAGTTGCTGACTTCACGCCAGGTGTGGCCGTCTGTAGTGGTTCAAGCTGAGCAACAGCGTGGTCGGTTGCTGCGTTTAGTGCAGCAACTGGCTCAGATTCTATACTAACAGTCCTCTCCGCTGCCTCCGTCGACTCCGTCGGCAACATCTTCTTCGCGTGCATGTCTTCACTATATAATGGAGTTGGATGCCCTGTCAGTTCCGCTGCTTGCTCGCGTGTAATGAACTCACGATGCGTCGTACGGAAGCCGCGGTTAGGATGATCGGCGTCCTCAAGTGCGCCCTTGAACTCTCGCTTTGGCACACCGTCTCGTATCGCCTGAGCCATGACTTCAGGATGGCTAGTCCCACCTACATACGTGTCTCCTGAGCGGCCGCGTACCGCAGGTCCAACGATCTGCTCGCCTTCCGACGCAGTTCCCTTCGCCCGCTCCGCGAGGGTCTGACCACGCAGACCTGCGTCCTCAGCTTGCTTCACCGTAACGTAAGCACCCTTAGTGGTGCTGTATCCTCTAGCGTCGCTCGTAGCGAGATTTTGAGCTCCGCTGTCAAAGAACTCATTAGGTGAGACTCCGTCGAGTTCGATCAGATTCATGAACAACTCAGGATGCGTAATCTCACCACGCTTCGGCTTGTAGACCCGCCCACTGCGTCCCATAACGGCTATATTAGCAAGACGCTCCTCGCCCGGCTTGACCTCAGGCAGCGCAGCCGCGCTCTCCTCCAACGGCGGAGTCTTCGTCAGCGGATGCTCAGCCAAGTGTCGATCAAACTCGTCTTCCAGATTCCGAGTCGGCCTTGCCTCGTCGAAGGGCTTGTCGATTGTCGCTCGATCGGCTTCCTCTCGAACAACTTGCTCTAAGTTAACTGCAGCCGGATCGACCTGCAGGAGAGCCTGCTGAAGTATCGGCTCTTCGAGCTTCGCTCGCGCATCTGGGGGTAGGTCAGTAAGATTCACTCCTCCAGAAGACAGATCACTCCGAATACCGCTCAGTCCTTCCTGTACGATCCGTTGAGCTTCGGTTCTCTTGGCTTCTGGCAAGCGCATGATGCGGCGCTTAAGCAACGCAGCGATACCTTCTCCGGTAGCTCGGAATCCGAGTCCTAGCGTCGCGAACGTAGCTGCGTCTCCAAAGATCGCGCTAGCGCGAGACTCATCCTCATCTAGCGATCGCGTAGCGCCGTATACTCCTCCGCCCAAGAACTCGTTCGCAGCGAAGCTGCCCCACTTGCCTAGCACTGGACCTGGCCTAACAAATCTCGATGCACTCTCAGTAACAGGGCCCATGATCTTTGGCAGGAAGGTTTCTGCCACTCCACCTAAACCAAAGGATGCTATAAAGGCGGCGCCGTCCTGTATGTCTCGTTGCTTTTCGCGAGGCAGAGCCTGAAAATCGCTGAACGCCCGCTGCGCTGAGGCTTGCACTGCCTCGAACGAATCGCCGTGACCTTCTTGTGGCTGTGGATGCGTAGCAGCAAACCACAGTGCGGACCCTGTCTGACGTACTGTAGCTCTAACTATTTCCGACAGGAAATGTATGGCTGGATGCTCCTCAGCCATTGAGTATGGCGCACTCGGTCTAATCCGTAGGAACGGGTTCCTTTCCCGCTGTAAGAACGGATTAGGCGCAGCAGGCGCAGGAGTAGGCGTGCCGCTAGCCTGCTGCTCCTTTAACGCTCGCAGCTGCACAAACGGGTTAACTGCCGCTTCGTCGCCGTTACTCATGGTGCGTCCTTCGGGTCTATCGCCGGCGGGACGCCGCCACTTGGTACTTGTAACTTGCTCAGAAACGTGCGTCTCAACTTCTTATACTGCGCAGCGGACATTCTCTTCTTTGCTTCTTGAAATATGAGCTGTGCCTCGGCTAGGCTGTAGTGGCCTGTGTTTACACCCTCTGCAAACTGCTGTGCAGCAACATCGGGGTCCTTAGCAGTCTGAAGATAATTATACGCTTCGCCTAAATCGGAACTGGCAAACGGCGGCTGCGTAGCATCTCCTGCTTGTCCGTCCGTGCCAGTGCTAGCGCCCTGACTGCCAGTCGTGCTTAACGGCGCAGTTTGCAGTTCATACGTCTGGCGCATCAGCTGCTTGAACTCGTCAGGCGACACGCCTTGCGACTCGAGGATTGCACTCTGCGCATCAGCCATAGTTGGACGTGGATGCAGCGATTCGTACCGAGTAGTAGCCTTCTCGTCGTTTGGATCTTGATTCAGTGCGAACATATCCTGACGACGCTGTTTCTCGTAGTGATCGTTTAGTTCCTTAAACATGCTCTCCTGGCCCCTCATCGACTCAAGTAGCAGACGGGTGCGATCTGCTAACTGCTGTCGCTCCATTGTTAGATAGTACCGATTCGACTCTAAGCGCCGAATCCTGTAGTCCAGCACTCCCGTCGCTGCGTCAATCGCGAGGCTCCTAAACTCAGGATCCTTTATATCAGCGAATCTTGTCGCTGCGGCTTTGTACACGTCGATATTGAACTGAGCACCCGCCTGCGCAGCGCGAGCCTGATACGACTTCGCCTCAGCGCCTAGCTCTGGCAAGTTCTGATCCAGCTCCGCTTGTCCAGTACGCCGTTGCACGTCAGCCGCTGTTGCAGCCGCGCCGGCTTCCTTAGTAGGAACCCCTGCGCCAATTCTTGCTCGACCTCCAGCACCAGCCGCAGCAGCCGCTCCGCCAACGAAGCTAAAATGCGACGACGTAATAGGCGGATACCCTGCCGTCTTGAGTATCTTCTGTGTCTCCGGCGTATCGAGAATAGCTGGATCACCGCCAGCCATTATTGCGTCGAGAATACTCGTCGTGGCATGCTCAGCGATCTTCTGTGCACGCTCCTTGCGTTCCTCTTTTACCTGCCCTATGTTCCCAAGAGCCTGTCCAGCTTCGCCAAGAAACGAGAACGGGCCAGGAACGATGGGTACTGTCATATCATCCTCCGTACAACGGAATGTTGCTCAACACACTCGGGTCAAAACCAGACGTATCCGGGGCGCCAGGTATACTATCGGAACCTACGCCCCCGCGAAAAAAGGTGCTGCTGCGCTCGCTCCCTGGAACAGGTAGTCTAGGAACCCAGGCTTGTACCCCAACGGCTGTGGCTGTAGCGCCTGTCCTGTTAGCGACGTTGCGCGATTGGCTCGGCCACTCAGCATGTTGATTAAGAAGTCGCTCAGTGATCTGCCTGCAGTGGCTCCTAGTATGTTGCCAAGACCGGAGCCTGTTAGATTACCCGCCGACTCCTTCGCCTGCCCGAGCGCCGGGCCGAGTTGATCGTGAAATAGCTGCATCAGCGCTGGCGGTATTCCGCCACTGCTATCCAATCCAGTTAGTGGATCGACTCCTCCTAGACGGCTAAGCGTACTCCCCTTCAGACCCATAGCCGCTGGATCGGTCCCCGTAGTCAGTTGCATCTTGCCTGTCAGAAAACTCATAGCCTCTCGGCCTCCGGGCGTGTAAGCCCTAAGATAAACACGTCTATCCACTTCCCACTAATGAGCACGGCTTGTCGCTTCTTACCCTCACGGCGAAAGCCCAGCTCATTGACTAGCCTGACAGGTCCCATGTAGATCGTCGGAATCTGGACCGTGAGTCGCTGCAATGGCAACACACTAAAGATCCACTTAATAATCGCCTTGCAGACTGGCACCTTATTGGACAACTCCCGATCCATGAATAAGACATGAGCCTCTGCGTCGATCACTTTCGATAGGCCTTCCAGTACTACTATTCCAGATAGCCTACTGTCTTCCGTAATCTCCAGCCACATCGTATCTTTGTTCAGCAGATACGCAACGAAGTTCCTGAGATCCCCTTGCGTAAGGTCACTGAATAGCGTGCGAAAACGCTTCAGCTTATCCCAGAGCGAGAACACCCTGGGCCAGGTGAGCGGCAACATGCGAACGCTGTATTTACCCGACTCTAAAATACAATCAGATACAACGTTGCGCTGACTACGCTGCACTTCAAGAACATCTGTTGCGCTGTCCAGTTTACCCTCCGTGAGTCGTACACTACGCAGTTCTGATCCACATTCCAGATATAGTTAATCGGCGTCCTGCCGAGGTTGTGCCCAACTGTAAACTCTACGTTAGCCGCGCCAGGCGTCACGATAGGCCCTAGAACCTTGCACTGAAAGTTATCCAGTGGCGACAGCCTGTGGTCCATCACTCTCAACAAGTCCACTATGCTAGTCGGTCCTTGTGTAAGACCCAGCTTCATGCGTGTATCAAGCCTCCGCGCACAGCGAACACGTGAAACTCGTGTATCTTCAGCCCACCAAGAGTCGTACTGCGAATACGGATCTGTAGGCCACTAGTCTCCAGTCTGTTCCTCACCGACAACACCGCTGGCCTTGCAGTCGCTGCTATCTGCGCCGACGAGTACTGCGACCACGTGCTACCGCCGTCTGTCGAGTACTCGAACAACAATCGTTGTGACGCCGTCGACTCGAAGAGCAACTGCGCTTCAACTACCTCCACCTTCCTCAACGGCGAGTCGATCACTATGATTCCAGTCCTCGCCTCAATAGGTGAGTCAGCGTCTGTACCAGTTATATCAATGTCCTGCGTCCTCGTCGGATTGTCGCGAGAGCTAAACCCACCAGCTACCGACATGGTGAAGTAATTCCCGTAGTACGTCACACCGTTGACGACGAAGAACGCTCGGTCTATAAACGAAACGTCGAATGGCAGTACAATCTTCGTCCAGCCGCTATCGAGAAAGCTGTAGTCCCAGATCACCTGTGTGCTACCCTCTTTGAACCCCACGCGATAGCGCATGTTGTTGACGTCATAGTATCCCTGCGCTAGCCGCTCGTTGGTGATCTTCTTCAGCGAATCGCGCAACGACTTCGTGGCTACACGCTTCAAATCACCAAGCGATGCTACGTACACGTCATCCGAGCCAAGGAATATCACTCCTCCCGGAACGACTTGAATAGTGTATCTCGACCTGGTTCCGATCTGCGGTAGCAGCAACGAGAAACGAAACGGAGCGTCAGCAAAGCCAGTAATATCCATACGACGCATGGAGCGTTCGCTGATGATAATCGCCGTGTCGTCGTTAACAGGAAAACAGCCCATTGCTTCATCGGTTTGGCTGCCCGGCACATACAGGTCCTCATGCCCTGCTCCGATGCTCGTCTCGTCCCAAACCGTATTGTCATCCTTAGCGCACCACCTGACTCGCGTCAGTTCTGTAGTCGAATCAACCCAAGGAGCAGTAGTCGACGTCCACTCGTTGACTCGCGTGGCGATGATCCTGTTACCGAATATCGCTAGATGCGCTGCTCTTGGCGAGTGCGGTAGTATTGTCGCCGTGTGCGCTGGAACGAGCAACATTGACACAAGTCCCTGGCTACCGATACGGCTCCCAGCGCCTATCTGTGTCGTGTTCCCTATATCAGAAAAGACGACTGTGTTCTTCCACGTTGCGTACGACGGTAGCGTATTGTCGTTGTTGATCTGCGACGCCGGGAACGTATAGTCTGTCGTCCACGGTGCGCTTACTTCTGTCAAGTCGTCGTACGTCTGAACGTGTGTCTCAGTCCATCTGATCGGGACACGCGCAGCTATTACCGTGTTCACCTGCGTACTCCACGTAATCGGATACGACGCGGCAGGCGTAACGGCTACCGTCACAGTCCCAGAACCGCTTGAGCTCTGCGCTTCCAGTCGGCCGCTTAGAGCCAGTCGGAACCGCAGTTGCGTCGGCGTGCCAGACACAACTACCGTCGGAGAGAACGTTACAGTCGACGTACCAATTGCGCTATCTGCCTCCACTGAATACGACGACAAAGCAGTCCAGTTCGATCCTCCGTCTGTTGAATACTCTATTATAACCTGGGCAAAGAGTACCTTGCCATTTTCCAGCGTGCCAGGATTGGCCGTAAGCGTGAACTTTACGGTGTAGTTGTCGTCCCAAGCGTCTACGTTTGCGACGAGATCGCACCACAGCCTGTCTGCTGCCGTGACGGCCTGACTAGCAAACGTGTGTATTCCTGTGATAATGTTCTTCCCGTCATTCACTCCATCGGGATCAGTCCAACTGATACTGCTCCGCGCTGTCAACTGTGGCTGCCCCTGGCTCGCAGAGCCGCCTAGGTCTGTCGTACGAAGTATGCGTAGCACCCCGTCGCCATCATGGTACTTCTCAATACCATAACGGCTACGCATCACTCCACGGTCGAGTATGAGATTATCAATCTCAGGAGAGTTCTCCTTTGGCAACGCCGCGAGGTCCGTAACTACGTCTATGCCCTTTGGCGGATGGAAGAACATCAAATCCTGAGGCGCAATCTCAGCCGGCAGCTTGTATTTAGGTACAGGCTGCTTCTGCTCGATCGTCCTACCGCGGCCTACAGGTCGGGCCATATCTCCTTGTCCCCGTCCGGACAAGACGTTGTTAGCAGTGCGATAGCAAGCACTGTAGCGTCCTAGCTGCGTATCCCACTGCTGTCCACTTCCCCTTCGTCCATAGACTCACGCTCGGTGAAGCTGGCGGGTCGTAGAAGTCCATTCTCGGCGTCTGATTGTCGACTACCCAGATAGACTTCACCGGCCCCGGCGTCCAAACTCGGCTCACTGCCGTCTGGCCAGAGCGCAAGCTGAAGGTAGTCACCTGACTGGTATCCCCTCGGGATTTTCCAATCTGGACATTGAGTATGGGCCATAGCGGCTGCCTCGCAGACGTGTCTGCTCCGACGTTGATCTGTACCGTGTCGTGTATCGTAACCCTAACAATCAAGTTGATCGTATCGGTAGTCACAGTCTTTGGGCCTTTAAGTCGCACTGTGTCGTGCACGACGTCATGTATCGTAACGATCGATGGCACAGGCTTGAGTACTTCCTTTGTTCGAGGAAAGCACTCCCGTACGGCTACGCCGCCAAGCACTGCCGCTAGGACAGCAACAACTAATTCACTTTTCATGTCGGCACTCCGTTCCACATAGCGATCTCTCGCTCCCGTCTCGAAACTAACACCGGCAAGACCTGTCCCTTAGAGTGAACCCACTGACGCATCTGATCCGGAACCGACTGGAACTGATCTTGGTTCAGAAGTCTCAGCAGTGTCGACTTAGCGAACGCTTTGGCGCCTATATTGAATATGAACGAGGCCAAGGCGTCGAACTCGAACTGCGCCAGCGGTACGTGAACGTATGAGTTGATAGCGGACTCAACCCCGAGAATGTCCGAAGCTAGTAGATCATCGACCTGCTGGTCGGTCAGTCCATTGTACCACCGTGCTCCCGAGCTTATCAGTTTTCCAGATGAGAGCTCGTCCTTTGTCAGGAGATGCCCCATGCCTATCGTCGGCAAGCCGACTTGGTCGTGATACATCTTAGGCTCAACTAGCTCGTTCTTCTTTATCAGTTCCAGTCCCGCAGGACTCGCTCTCATATTACTTTTTCCCTATAACAGGAAGTTTGTCTGTCACCCTTCCAACTAGCGCGAGTGTTCGCTTCGGGTCCATAAGAAGAAGGGCCGCGAGTTGCAGACCGATGTGTAGCGCTACGTCTTGCCAGCTAACTGATTTCCCGGTACGAATATCGAGATAGATCAACACAGTGTTACCGAGAATCAGTATTGCTCCAGTTACTAGCCTCACATCTCGTCCAAAGCTACCGCCGCCGTTCTCAAACGAACCAGACGGAGTACGTGGATCTGTCATTTAGTCCCTTCCTCTACCTTATCGAGACGCCGCTCCAGTTGCTTCACTCGATTGAGTAACATCCCCATGTAGACGGCACCCGTCAAGATAGCCACTAGGTTAATAGTGGGAACTATCGTCACTGGCACCGACGGCGCGGTTGCCTGAATAGCGAACGATATGGCAAGGCCGAGCATACTCCCTATACCCAAAGGAGCCGCTATTCGCTCGATCATGGTAAGAGGTCCCATGCCACGCCGTCCGGTCTACGGCTCGAAGACCTCTGTGCCGCAAGCGTCGGAACTTCAACTCCTGAGTCAATCGCTTCCGTTTCCTCGTGTTCTTCGACTGGCTTATCGCTCACCCAGTCCTTAAACTTCATTAGGTGATACATAGCCTTTGTCGAATCGCCAGCTTCATCGTCATAGTACAGATGCGCTGCGAGTATGTATATCCCTCTGTGCCAGCTTGACGGAATAAGCGGCACGTCGTTATCAGCTACAAGCGCGCAGAAGAACGCCTTGAAATAGAGTTCTATAGCATACGCTCCATCCGGCGGCGGAAGTAGCTGTAGATACGTCTCCTTGTAATCCCACTGCTCCGGCCTGCCATTTCGGACTAGTGCTCCGTCATAGTCTCGCTCCGCAAGTACGTTACTGCCAACCTTGGTCAGCTCCCGCCCGTTTGTCCTGTCCCAAACCTTGAAGATTACGTCTGTCAGCGTGTTTATGACGTACTTATCAGCGCCAATGACAGTCGAGAACTTGGCTCTCGCTCTGCGCCGCTTGAACTTGTATTTATCAAAGATCTCCTGGTACGCATCGTTGACGTGAGTGCCAAGACTGGCGTCCGTCACGTCACCGACACTTGGATTCCCGATCCTTGATCTAAGCGCTGTCTTTAACTCAAGAAAGTTCATAGTTCCTCACTGAGTGCACTTTCTCACGTATCGGCAAATCACAGCAAACAGAGATGGTTCGTAGAAGCAGAACTCTTTCACAGACTCCCAATTAGCATCGCTAAGCTGAGTAGTTGCAGCCGCCGTCGCTTCCCAAGCACCAGTCGTTGACACAACTGGCAGCGCACCTACAGCTTCCCACTGACTAATGTTAACTCCAAATACGGCAGCATCCGCTTCCCAGTTACCACTTCCGGTCGTGCTAACGAATCCAATAGCCTCCCAGTTGCCAGCAACTGTCTGAGCTACACTCCCTGACAAATCGTACGGTATCAATCTTGACTGGAATGTGCTTAGGAGCGACTCCCAAAACTCGGCACTAGCTAGACTAACAAATAGCAGCGCCTCCCAGTTCTCACTCGCCGGAGCCGATACTGAGCTACCCGCCTCAAAGTTGTCAGCAACTGTCTGCACCACAGCTCCATTTGTTATATCATACGGAATCTGTAAAGACGCGACCGCTGTAGGCACTACGCGCTCGATACCGTAATCTGAGTCGTAAAGGTATCCTGGAACGGAGCTGACGGGTCAGACGGCGTTGAGGCGAACTCGATCCACACACCTTGATTCTCAGCAGGCAACAAGTCACTGCCTACCTGATCCACATTGTCGTCTACGAACGTTACTCCTCCTGGAGCCGTGACTCTATTGACGATCGTCGCAGAATCGTTCTTAGACGCGTGAATACCTTGACGAATGCGGGCCTTTGGATCTGCTATTAACCTGTACGTTGGAGTCTGTGCCGTCAGCGAAGCGTGGTTATTATACCAGAACATCTTATCGTACCGTGTTATACCGGCAACGGTGGAGAAAGATGCTGCGAACGGCCGAAACGATAGTGAGTTATTCTCCGGTATCGTATCGTTGCTTTTTAGCAGTGCGAGCATAGCCCCGCCACCTGATATTCTCAGCGTAACCCAGCCGTCTGTTAAAAATCCTGTGAAAAACGAGACGACTCTGAGAATAGTGTTATCGCCAGAAGGAAATGTAACAGAAACTGGCGTTAGCCCGTTTAGCGTAACCACGTTCGAGTACTGAATCACTCCATTGCTCGCTTTTACAGCACGCATCTGCACCTGTGCTGTAAGATCGGTGCTCGCATCGCTGACTACTTCGACTGTGGTCGCAAATCCTGCTGGATCGGCAATTACAAACTCCGCCTCAAGAGCCACAGCACCGCCTCCCGGACCTGTAACGTCGCTTTCCAGGTTAGGGTTCGCGCAGCACTTTGGAAGCAAGTCAGTCGATACTATGCTCATCCACTCACCGGCCAGTATGGTGATCTAAAGGAGATCATCTGCCCGCATTTTGGGCAGGGTTCGTAGTGTTCTCGTCCATCGTACGGGAACTGCATCACAACTTGGTTAAAGTTGTATCCACATCCCTGACGATTGAGCGAGTCAAGTAGCCCGATATCGTAACCCGTTCCACCGCCTCCAGTAGTCCCCATCTTTGATCGAATCTCTGCATACTCAGCTTTATGCTTCTCGCTCCTATACGGTCCCTTACAGGACAATACCAGAGCGCTCTGAAGAAAGTCGGCTTCCTCCTTCGTGATCGCATTACCAGAAGCGACTCTGGAAAGGAGATCTTCCCTGTCACTCATACCGTCGCTCCCTGAATCTGCACAGTGAAGGTTGATCTGTGTGCAGGATCGCTCGCCGGGAGATTCTCCTCAATCCACACGCCGATCTTTGACCCAGCTGGTAAGCCAGTCCCAGATATGTTAGTAATATCCTGTGCAACATTGTCGTCTACAAACGTTACGGTGCTAGGCGTCGTCTTCCTATTAGCAATCGTCCCAGAATCATCTATCGCTGGCGCTGAGCCAATACGAATCCTCGCATCCGGATCAGCGGTCAACTTCAACTGCGCTGAACTGAGCGTCAGCGCCCCGTTAGTGTTCTTCCAGAACATCTTGTCGTATCGAATTGCGACACCAGACTCAGACGCAGAGCGGATGAAGAATGCACTAGCACCTGTCTCACCAACAGGAATCGTGTATCGCGTCGTGCCACCAGCACCCTGTCGGACGGTTATAGTGCCAACTGCTACAACGTTTCCGTCAAAACCGAGAATGCGTTCGTAGGTATTTACAGACACCTTCTCCGTTGTACCAGTAAGCGACAGACTTTCCGTTGTGTACGCGCCAGTAGTCGTACGGCCCTTGATACTCATCGACTGAGTATCGCCTGCAGACGACGACTGAAACGTGATAACCGCCGCAGCTGACCACTGCGTGTAGCTAGGTCGGACGCCCTTGTTATTCGCCGCTCCAGCAGTCGTGTCTGCTATCGCCCCGCCCGCTGTTGAAGTATCATCCGTTGGACGGTTGATGCAGCAGTAGGGTATCAGTTCAGAAGCTACAATCGACATTTTGTCCTCTCAGTCGCAGCTTGGCTCAATGGCAGTATTCGAGCTGAACGTAGGAGTAATTGGTGCACCTGTCGTGAATGTCACAGCTATCGGCGCAGTCGAGCAGATCTGTTCCTCTCCCGCTTCCGACTCCCACACTGAAGTCGTAAGAACACCTACCGAACCGGCGGCTTCCCATACTCCGTCTGCAGGTACAATAATCGCACCAGACGATTCCCAATTTCCTGTATCAGTCTGCGAGACTAGTGCGACAAGTAGCGGACTGACCAGGCTCGTCGTCGGAACACGTCGTGACAAGAAGAACGGTCTGACGTACGTGACCTGTGGGAACTGTGCAAAGTCAAATGCCGCTGGAGGCCGTGGGAAGACATCTAATACAGCTCGACCCGTCCGTATGGCTAACGCAGCGCGCCATCTTGGTGGCTGTTCACCGACCGGAATCCACTGTAGCAGCGACGGGTCGAACTCCTGGAACCCACAGACTTCCTCAGCAGCCCGAGTTGCGCGGATACGAATTGGCTGAGGTGTAGTAGTCCACGGGAACCGTACCGGATCGAATACAACTGGTGCCTGTGGGAAGACATCCAGGACTGTACGGTCAAGACGACCAGCAGCCAGCTTCCGCAACTGAGGCCGTTGATAGTAGAGCCATTGTAGCCCACGCGGATCGTAGACAACTGCTGGGCGTGGGAATGGATCGACTACACTGATACCTAACCGGCCAGCTGCAACTGCGCGCCAGCGAGGTGGCTGCTCTCCCGCTGGCAGCCATTGCAGTAGCGATGGGTCGAGTTCCTGTACTGCCTCTACAACCTCAACCTGCGGTCGCCGCAACGTGCTGTATAGGATCGGCTGAGGCGTGGCAGTGTGCGGGAACTGCGCCGGGTTAAACACAGCTGACGTTCCGATTAGCGCAACGTCAACGAGACCTGCGTACTGATTCGCTCCTAGCCGCTGCGTAGGCCGTGCCGCGCTGGGCCACGGGAACTTAACCGGGTCGAACGGTACTGGCGCTGCAGTAACTGCCACGTCCACGAGGCCAGTATACTGGTTAGCGCCAGGGCGACGCTGCGGCTGTGGAGAACCAGCGCTTCGTGGGAACTTCGCTGGATCAAGTACAGTCGGCGCTCCGACTGACGCGACGTCAACAAGACCAGTATACTGGTTTGCGCCTAGTCGCCGCCCAGGCTGTGGTGTTACAGTAGTCCACGGAAACTGCGCTGGAACGAACGTGGGCGGTGGAACTGGGAATGGATCAAGTAGACTCCACGTCTGCACGCCACGAGCGAGACGACGCGACAGAGGAGTTACATTCCACGGGAACGTCGCAGAATCGAAACTCGCAGGCTGACGCGGTGGCAGAACCGTGACGTCGCGAGGCGCAGCTCTTACGCGAATTGGTATCGGAGTGGCAGCGTTCCACGGGAATGCTGCTGGGTCGTATGCGAGTGGCTGTACAGTTCCGCCAAGCGCTCGCTGCACCCGCACTGGTTGTGGTGTGATCGTGTACGGGAATTGCGCTGGGTCGAACAGCGGAGCCGCTACAACACTCACTGTAGCAGTGTACTGATTAGCGCCTGGAAGAGCGCGCTGTGGCTGAGCGCCTGTATTGCCCGCTGGTAACCAGGCCAGACTAGCAGCAACAGCTGCAGTCCATACAGGGCCAACGATTGCCTGATACTGATACTGACTACGCGACATCAGTTACTCACCACTTGGCTTCGCCCTCAATCTTCTTCATGAACGGAACGCAAGTAAAACACTTCTTATCCCCACAAAGTGGACCATTACAGTGTGTACACCACCCGCGACGACGCCCAGATCCAGGCTGTACAATCCAGTGCTTCATACAGTGTACACACTGCAATGTGTCATGCTCAACTACCGGACCATCACCAACGATGATGATGGTCCCAGATGGTTTCCGTACTGTGTGCTCGCCGTCGCCGAACATACGACGTCACTCGTCCCAGCCAAACGTTACGTTAGCGTTCGGCGTACCACCTGAGCTGATCGAGCGCAGCCCGAGTCCGTTGGCTGTACCAACTGTGGTCCGAAGCTCACGACCTGGATTGGCAATCCAGGTGAAAGTTGCACGCTGGTTCAGCGCAATCTCCAGCAGGAAGTCCGCTTCGTATGTGGGCTCCGTCATCGTCCCGCCCCGAAGATTGCAAGACGCAACTGCGCCCTGCGGATCGGTCGGCTTCTCAACCACTGCCGTGCCTGCCGCACCAGCCGTAGTATGCCGTAGCATGTCGAAGCGCGTCGCTACATCAGCTGGCGTGGCGTCGGAGCCGATAACGAGCTGATGAATCCTCCCCACTACCGACGCCGAGGACTCCAGTGCGAGAATCGTGAGGTTCGACCCCACTGGCGTCCGATGTGCCCCCTGGTAACTAGCCATGTCTACTCACTCCTTACGTTAGGGATTGACAAGATCAGGTGGTGTCATCCCCGAAGCTACCACCTGGGGTAGGTCCAGAGCCAAGAGTGGCCAAGGACACTGCATTGCAGCCATGAACGCCTCGTTAAACGCATTCACATCGCTATCCGTTGCAGGGAAAAACAACGGACCTATACTACTAGGACTACCAAAGCCTGCAGGAAAACCTGCCATCTCAGTTTATTGCTACTAGCTGATACTGATGAATCTGCACACCGTTGCCGGCGTTGGAGATTGTAAACCCTACAAAGAAATCTACAATATTGGCAATCGTGGAGTTAAACCCCGTGCCGACAGCTGGAGCCGTTGCCGGCGCAAGAATAATCTGCATACCCTGCACGTCATCCGTCTGGCCTGCAGTTAGCGTAAACATACGCCCTGTGACACATGCAAGACCCATCATGTTTGCGCTGGTCCCGTTTCCGATAGCTCTACAAGTCAACACAGCGTCTAGCCAGAACGGCAATGTCGTGTGCGCTGTAGCGTTAAGCTGAATGTTGCCAGTATCAAACGCTGCTACGCCACCTATGATGACTTGAAAGTTCATCAGTCCTGGCGTTGTCACGATGTTCGAGACCGCTCCCATTACGAAGACGCGAAGCAGTCTGCCTGGACGCAAGTAGTTCGGCGGCATCGTCCAGAGTGCGGTAGGATTGATAACTGTCTTCGCAGTCGTATAGGTGGCGAACAGCGTCCCTGCATCGGGCTGCGTAATGAGTGTTTCCTGATAGCTTTGCAGTGACATGTACCAGTCTCCTAGATCATGGCCCGTCGCATTTGCTGCATGATAGGCACGTAGATTGTCGTATTAAGCACCGGAACCGCTCCGATGTCTGTTCCATCTGAAGCAGAGTTATGCAATGCAGCGCGCTGAGGCCGGAAGCCATCTCGCACATAGGTCCACAACGCCGCGATGGTGTAGGCAGGATTATAGCCCGCCGCATCGTTAATCTTTCCGAGCTCAGCGAGCGCGTGAGCAGCCGTGCCAGGGCCACCAAGCGACGCATCCCACGTCTTGATGTTTCGAGTCCGGTCCATAAACTGCGGATCGCCGTCTATGTCATTTGCACCTGGCGTCCCTGTCATCGGGGTGTTATAGCCCTTACCTTTTGATCCCGCCTGAAGATTCCAGCCGCTGTTGAAGTCGGCATTCGCAGCTGTCACTACGTCGTTGTTCGGTCCTCCGTTTGTATTCGTAATCTTAAAGCCACCAGCTGTCGCATGCCACGCAATGTTATCCTTCAACAGACTACACATACCTGCCTGGGCATTGAAAGTCTCACCAACCACGATACCATCGGAGGTATCGACAGAGCAGCAGTAGGTGTTATGCTGCGCTGAGAAAGTCACGTTGGCATTACCGAGAGCTGTGATGAAGTTACCGCTTTGCCCGCCAGCATCGTTAGGTAGCACAATGCATCTACGAGCTGTGTAGACACGAGCAGCCCCTGGCGTAGGCATCAGAATACAGTCGCCGTTGGTGGCCGTGCCGCCTGTTAACTCGAAGATGACTCCGTCTATCGTCATCGACGCGTCGAGTGGCTGCAAGAAGTGCGGATTGTTAATGTTTCCAACCTTTAGCCAGTAGTCGTTGGTGACACTATCAGCAAGATCACCTTCAACCTGACTAGTGGTTGATACAAGATTGCCATGCCAGTCGTCATGGGTGGAAGCGGTAGTTTCCTCAAATCTATCCAAGAACTCCACGTCGAAGATGGTCAAGTTCTTAAGACCAAGCAACGCTACAATATCAAAGACACAGTGGGTTATCGACCGCAGCCCGCCGCTCTTAGCCGCAACCGTATTCGCCCAGAACGAGTAAGGACCAACGGAGTTTCTAGTCGTGACGTGATCCAGGCGAAGCGTGAACGCCCCTCCGATATCCGTGTCTGCACCGAACTTTCCGCATGCATCCAAAATGCATTGGACGAGCGAAAACGTATTCGTATCGTTATTCCAGAACACGAAAAAGGCGTTATTACTGGCGTCACCAATCCGCAGGAAATCACAGTAGGTCACATCGGCCATGCCGGCGCGCAGGAAGTCACCTGTGAAACGGCCATTGGCGCCCCCGTTGGTATTGACTGAGCGAATTGTGCACCGACTCCCGACCGTGCCGTTTACTTGGAGCTTAGACGATTGACCGCCAGCGGTCCCGATCTGACACACATAACGAGCGGTCGAGGGCGTACCTGCCTGGCTCGCATCGAACTCGAATACGGCACCAGCAGAGAGAATGAGCTGAACATTATTCAGCGTAATGTCCCCGCGGCACGTCAGCGTCGCAGTACCCGCAACAGTGAGATTGCTATTCGCGGCGATCGCCGCCGTCCCCGCGCCGGCCGCGGGACTGACGCCCACCGTGCGGTTGTCATCGCAGGTTACCGCATGGTTGAGGGTCACGGTATCGCCGTTGCCGGGCACAACACCGCCCGTCCATGTCCCGGTCGCCGACCAGTTGCCGGCTGCAGCTGTCGTGATCGCCGCCATTTAGGCAACCCCCTGTCGCGCTGCGATATAGGTCATTAAGCCCCAATGCTGTTCGTTGAACTGCTTACCGTAGTTATCAGGACCCGGTGTGGGATCGGGCCAGAACGCATTGCTCACGACACCGTGCACAGCCTCGTCACCGCGCGTCACGTAGGCGGGATTGCCCGTCTGGCGGTAGAGCCATGCGAGCATTTCAAGCCCAAAACCATTCAGACTGGCGTTATCACTGCCATGCGAGCCGAGATCATCAACGATGTTCCACCCTCGATCGGCGGAAATCCAGAAATTGTCGTTGACGTAGTTGTAGCCATCGAGGATGTGCTGATAGATGCGTGAGTCGGCATCCACCCACTTGTGGTACATAATGAGGCCGGTGGAACGCAGGAAGACTTGCCAGTTCTGTTGCGCCGCCGGCGGGGGATACACGGTGTTCGTGTCCGGCCAGGTATTGCGGCCATCGGAGAATTGCTGCGTGATGACCGCATCGACGGCCTTCAGCGCCTTCGCTGCCCAAGTACTGACGCTGGACTCCCAGTCCGGGATAGAAGTCAGGTCGAGATGCGCTCCGATTGCCAGTGGCGCGAGGTGATCCCACGCGACGCGCCCATGATTGTACTGGTAAGTCCGGCTGGCCATCTGCGCCGCAGTGACGTTCGCCACGATTCCAGCGTTCTGCATGATCGTGTACGCGGCGTCACGCGACGTGATCGTGCCGGTGATCCAGTAGTGCATAAGGGCTTCGGGCTGGCAGACGATGTACGCTTCGTTCTCGTTCCACGGCGGCGATGCGACGTTGAGGAACTGCGTCAGGATGAGATTGGCGATCCGGACCGCGCGCCACAGGTACTTGCCCTGCCCCGTCATCGCAAAGAACTCGTAGTGATGACACGCCCAGAGATAAGCCGCGCCATTATAGACGCGCGCCCAATCGTTATCGTTGATGGAGCGGTCGAAGAATGCCTTGCTCCCGATGTTGGTATAGGGCGAGGTAGACGAGTAGCGCAGCTCCCACTCATCCCAGAATGTCCCCGTCGGTCGGTTCGCCATCGGCGTGATGCTTTTCCACAGCGGAGTCGCCGCGCACAAATAGGTTGGGCTGGCCGGGAAGATGAACGCATCGGGCGCCGCGTTGAGCGTCTGCTTAGAGATGTCACTCGTCTGTCGGACTTCGCCCAGCCGGATTTCCGCCGAGACCGATCCGGTGAACGTCTTGATGAACTGAATCAATGCCACCTTCACGGTCCCATCAGGATGACGGCCCAGCTGGGCCTCGACATAGACTGCCTGCTCAACGCCGCTGACGAAGACACGCAGTTTCTTCGCCGTGAGCATGGCTGTCGTGAGATCGCCGGGCCGAAACGCCACGCCATTCGTAACGGTGTAAGAACCCGAACCACCGTCAAAGCGCTCGAGCCGGGCCGCGATAGAGATTACCCCAGCGCCACCTCCGCTACTAACAGTCCGTGGAACAAATACGAACATCGCTAGTCGACCTCAAGAAGAGCAAGTACCTGAAACGCAAGTTCCCCGTCGACTGGCGAGATTGTCTCTAACCGCATAGCTCTGCAGGCGGGTAGAGGAATATCGCATGCAGAGCGAGGTTCAACCTGGACAGGCTTTCCTCTGTGCACGAAAGGGCAGAACCTCTCCCCGTCCGCGCTAACGTAGACGAATGCGCTCACGTGGCCGTCTGGTCCGTAGATCGTGATAGTCGCAATTGTCCCCGTCTTCGGATGAAGGGAGGTCGTATTCGACTTGTTGCAGCCCTTAGGAATTACGAGCCTCTCTAGCTCCGTCCACTGTTTCGCCATTAGAACGCCGAATCCGAGTCGACTTGGGTCAGCACCCTAAAAGCCCGGTCCGCCGCCACAGCGCCACTAGCGACGATTCTGAGAGCCTTAAAGGCTGCGATCAGCGGGATGTTAACAGCTCTAGCTGCTGCTAACACTAAATCCGTGCCCGGCTGCCACTGCAACCTCTTCCAGTCAGCAGCTTGCGGATTTATAACTGGCGCGACCTCAACGTTAACCGTTTCCGGTAGCGTTGCAGGAGTGAAGATCGTAGTGACATTTGCAGAACCCAACGCAGCCTGAACAACCCCGGCGCCGCTAAGAACGTTGCTGACAGTCTGGCCGTTGGCTATGGTGAGTATTCCTAGGTCATGTGTCGAGCGAGCCATTTGAGAGAATCACCTCTACCGTCGTGGCGAGTGGTGCATCAACGCCGTTACCATACTTAACCACGCGGTAGCGGGATCCTCGTTCCATTTGAAGAAGGACAGGTATATCTGAAAGAGGAAACGCCTCGATTGGAGAATCGGCACGTTCCACCTGCAGATATACCTGCTCCCCCTCACTGATAGGAGCAGCGGCGACCGAAAGCTCGTTTCCTTGAGCTTTCTGCCATTCCCCTTCCCAGGAGCCTATTACTCCTACCGCTAGCAGTCTTCTCATGCCCCTTGTCCAGAACGGGACAAGATTTACGCCCCGCCGCTGTATTCAGGAATATCGCTGATATACCACAGATCGTACGTCGTCGCGCCGTTGGGAATCGTAGCCGGTGCGTAGGTACCTCTAGGATCGGCGTTAGCAGTAATTGAGATAACGCCTGCTGCCGAGATTGCGATACCGCCAGCAACCATCACACCTGTCGTGACGAGCGCAGCGGCGACAACCTCTTTCAACGATGTGCCCGTCAGACCGAGTGCGACTGGCAGGATCACGTCGAGTCCCAAGAGATCCCCGTCTCCGAAGGTGTTCGTATCTGCCGACGCGTCTGAGGCCGCTGTGATCGTAATGGATAGCACCTGCTTGAAAGCGGTCTTTGATACGTAGGTCTTCGATGTACCCGTCGCTGTGACGTTCCACGTCTCTGAACGTCTCACGCCGTACACGTCGATACCGGTAATGACACCGTTCTCTGCGACAATCGACGATCCGTGCGTAACCGTAACTACCACGTTCCTACCACCAGTGAACACGCCAAACGTCGGAAGCAGTATTCCCACTCCGCCTGACGTCAGCGAACCGTTCAACGCCGGTGTGATCGTAGTAGTATTCGGACCTGCTGTAGCGGTAAGCAAACCGTTAGCAACCTTCGCTGAAGGGTTCGCCCAGTTTTGATGGTACACCAACGACCCGCCACGCTGAATGCCGCGACGAGTAGTTGTCAACGCCCTGTTGCTCACGTACGGATACGATGAGCCTTTGAATGAGCCTAGTGGCATGAGTTAGAACTTAGGGGACCGGAGTCCCCCAAGCCTCCTCGCTACTGCGACGCGTAGATGCCGCGCCAGTCTCCAAACCCCGCGCCGTTGCGGCGGGTGAGCTTGAACTTTGCGTCACCCGTCTCAAAGTCGTCAGTGTTCGTAAGTCTCGGCGGACGACGATCGAAGTAATTCAGATCGTGATTGTCCGCGAGGATATACCAGCTCGTGCCGATCGTGAGATAATGCGACAGCATGGGCGTGAGCCCCTCACGATTCAGCTGATTGATGTCGTTCTGATTCCCGCCTGGCAGCTTCTCCGACTTTAGGATCTGATTGACGATCCAGTGATCGGCCGGGTTGTAGACAACATGCTTTGGGATGAACATGGCCGGTAGGCCAGATTCGTCGTTGAGCGCATGGAAGGCCTCAATTGCGGCCTGCACAGCGGGCAACGAGATTCCCGTGTCCGTCGCCGGACGGTTTGTCTGCGTCTGGCCACGCATCGTCAAGTGCGATGTACTGCACAGTGACACGCCAGACTCGAAGCCGTTCACTGCCGTATCGAACGCACTGTTCAGTACCGCATGTGAAACAACCTCGAAGTTGTTCCTCGCTGAACGGCCGAGAGCCTTGGACATCTTCGCTCCCATAATGCCGTACAGATCATCTTCCATCATCTCCTCGGTGATCCTGAAGCCGAGGCCGAACGTGGTCCAAATGTAGCGCTTCAGTACGCCTTGAATCGCGTCCTGATACGTTACTGGGCCACCTTCAGGCTTGGTCAACAGTGTGCCAAAGCCGGCGATGGGGAAGTCTTCCTCATACGCCCGCTGTGACTTATTCATGTTGATCCACCTATCGCCTTCGGTCGGCCGTTCCTTGTACGTCTCGAAGACGATCTTCCTAAATCCAGGCGCCAGTAAGTTCGAAAAGGCGCCACGTACCATGACCATCTTGTAGCTCCTTTCCTAGTTAGCTGACGACTGCCTGACCCTGCAGGTTTGCCGGCTTGAAGCGGACGAAGAAAATCCCGTTGGGGATATCAACGTCGATGATGATAAATCTAGAAGTGCCCGCCGTCTTCGACGTATCACACTGCCAGAAGTTCTTCCCGCCGACCGTGACCTTCGTCAACCCGCCCGCTCTCGTTACGAACGCGAGTGATGGTGTCGTGGTGCTGCTAAGACCAATCACTACGTCCGCTGTGAGGACTGCAACCGGGGCCTTGTTCGGTGCGTACGGCTGAGGCTTCTGACTCAACACTGAAGCTGGAGCGTTGCCGAGTAATAGCCCCAAAACCAGAGCTGGATCGGCTCCACACGTCTTCACGTTGTTATCAGCCGTGTCGAAAAACACGAACTCGAAAGGCTGCGACGCATCCGAGCTTAGGAACGTCGCCTCGTAAACCCTCGGTTCCTCGATTATCTGAGAGTGAGCGATGAAGGGTGGAAATTGGCTAGCCACACTTCCTCCTCGCTACTCGTCCACCAGCAGCCGATTCAACGGAACGTCCATACCGTACCGATCCTTAAGCTCTTTCTGGACTGATTCGGCTGCTTCATACACCTCGGTCTTGTGAGCCTCAAGACGACGTTTATTCAACTCTTTTGCTGCACGTACGTCTGCTTCATGATCCTCTATCGGCTGGCGAATGAGACGAAGCTCACCTACCTGAGACCTAACACCAGCGTCCTCGCATTCCTTCTCTGGTACTGCTTCGAAACCTGAGTCGATCTGGACCTGCATCTTGCCTGGGTCGTCAGTGTTCTCATAGCGGTAGTAGTGTTCAGGATCCTTCTCCTCGATCGCTCTCGCATCGAGCATGCGCTGCTTTGGCGAGCGCGACTTAGCGCCTGAACGCTTCTGCCCCTCCTGACGATTCAGCTTCTCCGTGAGATTCTTAAGCGCCGCCTTCACATCGGACTTCGTGGTCGGCTGCGCCGGTTCCTTCTCGTTATCAACCATTACCTCGCTACTCCTTTCCACTTGCGATGTTCGGCGTACGCATCCTCGGCAGGCATTCCAGGATTCATCGCACGCGCAATTTCCTTCTCCACATCGTCCAGCTCACCGCCTGCTGCCGTCGGTGACGGCCGAATCTGTGATCCTGCATGAGCGCCAGCAGAAGCTGCTTGACTCGTCCTCGCAGCCGACGCCGCCTCCTCCTTCAACCGATCCTCACGAGCCTTGACGACTTTCTCGAAGTTCTTGCCACGTACGTAGGCAATGAAGTCATCCCAGTTCTTCATGGAAGTGAGATTGGGATTCCTCAACTCCGCTATCGTTTCGTCAATCTCCTTCGCGAGGGTTTTGAATTCATCTGGATACTTTCGCTCAGCCGACTCACGAGCACTGGACGCCGTGCTCTGGGCAAGCGTACCAAGACGGGTATCGAGGCTCTTAGCGAGAACCTTGTCTCGCCGATCTAGCATCTGCTCAATAGCCGCCATTGGATTCTCGTCCCAAAGCTTCTTCAGCTCTTCTGAAGTCAACTCCTTTGGAGCATCCGCAGGAGGAGGTTCACGAATCTGATCCGCCAGTGCCTTCTGCCGCAGCCGGGCTTCCTCACTAATCCTCAGCGCGTCCGCAAGAGCCTTGACTCTTGGATCCTCCGGCAGCGCCGCTTGTGCTTCCGCTCGGGCCTTGGCCTCAGCCTCGGCCTTGCGCTTGAGCTCAGCGTCGTCGGCAGCTGCTTTATCTGCAACCGCTTTAGTCTTGAGCTGCTTATCTACATCCTCAAGGTAAACTTCTTCGCTCAGCGACTGTTGGATGACCTCGCGATCAGTCCCTTCAGTCCCCGGAACAGCACTCGTAGCCATCAGACGATCTCCTCTGGAAGGTTAGTCTCGTTAATCTCCCGTAATATTTCAGGCACTATCCCTATCGCTTCTTCCAACGCCTCAACCCGCCCTTGAAGCTTCCGAAAGGACGGGGTGTCCTCCTCCCTGGCCAGGAGTCGCAGGTCTCGTTGGCGTCGGGCTTCGAGCTGGTCCAGTACCACCAGGTATGCTGGGTTGTCCTTGAGATCCACCAGACTGTCCTTGAGTACCTCCGCCGTTGCTTTGTCCGGTAGCGGGAGTCTGTCCAGGTGCTTGTCCAAGATATTTCTCCAAGTCGGGGAGGTACTCCTCCCAGTTGCGGATGTCATACTTCTGAATTAGATCCTTAAACATCGCCCGAGCTGCGCTCATTACGTCTTTCGCCATCTCTGCATACTGCGGCATGCCCTGAGCGGAGGCCATAAGCGCGTCGGCCCCTAACTGAATCACCTTCTCCAGGTACTGCATCATCACCTGAATCAACGATAGCTGCATCTGCTGTTGTGCCTGTCGATTCGTTGAAGCGTCGGTAACGGTCAGATCAACCGCAAACGCACCGTTAACGTTCTCCTCGGACAGCAGAGCGAAGAACTTCTTGACGTTGTTGGATATCTCGTCATCATCAAAGAGCAAGTCCTCAAGACCACCAGTTCCGTACTGAATCCAGACCGAGATACACAACATGATAATCTCTTCGAAGCCAGCACGGACATTCTCAAGAATCTCCTCGACGCGTTGCGTACCTTCCTTGATGAGTGCCAGAGTAGCTGTAGCCGTAGCTCTCGTACCAATGATCGGTGACTCACGACCTTGGAGGTAATCACTAACACCTGTCCTCTTTTCCGCTAGACCAAAAAGATTCTGCCGCTCCGCGAGCGTGGATGGATAGATATCGAACGATGCGAAGGGAATGAAATCCTTCGTCGGATCGTCTACAAAGAACGTCTTACCCGAATACAGCCTTGGCACCTGCTCAATACCTGAGTTCTTCTTAGCAATGAACATACGAATGTTTGCTAAGTAGGCATTATCCTGAGCCATGCGCTGCCAGGCTGTAATAGCGTCCTGGATAGGCTTCACCATCTCCATGACACCTAAGCCAAGCATCGAGTCGTTCGTAATCGTGAACGGGATGATAACGAACGGCTTACGCTGATGAAAGTACCAGTTTAGCCGAAGCTGTAGGAACGTTCGAGTATTGCGCTCATAAGTGATAATGAGACGATCTGGCGTGCGCTTCTGTGGATCAAGACTGAAATCGCACCAGATTTCATATACCTTAATTTCATTACTGTACATGCTTCGCAGAGCGTGCTTACCCGTCTGCTCACGAGCGTCCTCGACCTTAGTCCGCTCGCCGATCTTCGTCTGACTTTTGACTTTCTCGACATTGGCGAGTTTGCCGCTAGCCTCAAGTTCTTTCAGCTTCTCGTAAGTCGTCCGCTGACGCTCAAGAATGATCGGGCAGTCATTCGGGTCCTCATAGAACGGCGGGAACATGACGTCGCCTAAGTGAAGACCGATGACTCTCGGGCCTGCAAAGCGTACTTGCGGAACTCGTCGGATTTCCTTGAAGTCGGAACTATAGCGAAGTACCTGAAACTCGTCTCGATCGTAGACAACCTTAAAAACCATCGTGCCGAGTTTAGTACATTCGAGGAGGCGGGGTGAGGCGACTTTGCGAAGCTTGAGGTAGCTCTTTTGATACTTATCGACAAACGCCTGCACAGCAGGCATCAGAGGAACAACATCCTTGCGGAGCCCCTTAAAACTGAAAACAGGATCTTGCTTGAAGATCCCAATGTCCAGACGAGCATGTATAGGATCGACGTGCATAGCGCCAACTGGTACGACATCACGGCTAGCGCCTTTGAATGGCTCGAAGGAGAGTGTTTCCGGAGCCCTAGCGCGGTACGCTATCTCATGATTAGCCCAGTCGTTCTGAAGGTCCGAGAATGTCGACTCAAGATCGTCTATCCACTGATCGAGCCACATCTGTAGCCGAGTCTCAGTATCCTCAGAGATAGCCAATATCGCCGGCGGCAGTTCGCCCCTAGCTCGGGCAGGAGTCTTTTCGGAGTCAGGAGCGTCATGCTCAGTGACCTTGCCTCGATCGTCTATTTCCGCTGACCCGCCAGGCTTTGGCAAGCCGTATCGGAACTCCATATCAGACGGCGGAAGCGGTACGCTCACTTTTCACCCACCAGCTTGTAAAGGTGAAGCGGCAGGTACTTGTACACCTGGTCTGAAGCCGACTTGCGCATCATCACTGATAGAGGCGTCAGCTCTTCGAGCCTACCGAAGGCGTCGGCTATCTTCTGTAACAACAGATAGTCGTTGTGCTTTGGCTGCGCCGCAGTTGTGCTAATGCCTGCCACGTTTCTTCCTCCGCTTAGATGCGTACGCTGCCTTTATCGCCTGCGCGTCAGCTCGGTCCTTACCAAACTTAGATTTTGTGCGCGCGTACGTCGCCCCCTTGTGAAACTCCCGGATTCGCTGGGATACTGACCCCTTGAGTGGCATCAGGGCCTCGCCTTGTTCACGATGCTATCCTTAGGCACTTATGCTTCGCCTTGTGGCACTTGGTACAAATCACTTCGCCGTTGCTTGGTTCCAGAGCAAGATCAGGATGAAGAGCAACTCTACGACTATGATGAACGGTGCGAGAAATGCTACCGCAGTCCACACACCTGTAACCGTCTCGAACCAAGACAGCCAGTCGGAACTGTTGGTACTCTGGCGTTGCATTGAGTTCAATCCTCAGTCTCCGCCACGCATCCAGGAACACGCACCTCGTCATCTTCCCAACCTTCCTCCTCATCAAGAGGCTCTTCATTTGGGCAATAACGAGCTCGGCTGGTCGCAACTTGTCCAGCTCCGGACAAGGGTATATTACCGCCACGGAAGTTCAACCTCTTTGAAGTCCCCATAGCGTCCCTCCTCTGGGTCGTAGCCGATGTCTTCCAGATCGCTCGGGCTCATGTCTGCGGCATCCGCAGGGCTGAATCGGGAGTTCCCTATGCGTCGAAGGATACGTGCCTCAGACTCCTTGTACCGCCTGACTCGCTCCGGGCTCAGTAAACCCCGCCACAGTTGTGTCTGAAGTCCGAGGGCGTCTGCTTCGTCGTCGTACCGTCCAAGAGGGTATTCTGACAACTGAGTGCGCAAGCCGTGTTGGGTAGGAAGTATGTAGAGATGTCCCGTAGCGGCCACTGGCTGCAAGCCGCGGACGTGGGGTTTACCGGGCCCGCCAGGTTTAACTGGAACAACATAAGCGTAGAGTCCTTCACGCTCGCACTCCGCTTGGAGGTGGTATTTGAGTGACATCTCATACCCGACCTTCTGTATACCGAAGGCGCGAGGATGGTAACGGCGGATGAGATAGATGAGGTGCGCTACGACTTCGAGTGGGTTACTGCGCTTGCTCCAGCTTTCGAGGACGATAGCGTCGCCCTCGTCAGTCGTCCCGACAGTTACTACTGCATCTCGATCGCTACTGGTCTTGTCTCCGTACCGAACGTCGACAGTTGTCGTTACATCGAGGTCTTTCAGCTCAACGACCTTATCAACTTCTCCCTCACGGCTGAACAGAACGACCGACTCCTCGTCCGCTCCCCAGCGCCAGAACTTCAAGTCCTGGACGTTGAAGTCCTGCAACTGCACATTGCGTGGGTTGTTCATATACTGACAAGAGAAGTTGTATTCCCCTCCCAAGATCGGATCGCTGCGTATCTCAGCGAGCTTAGTTAGACTCAACCGCTCTGGGAAGATCGCTTCGCCGTCCTCGATCGCTCCACGGATATACCGCGCCAGGTCTTTACCAAACCTCGCCATAGCATACGAGTACACGTCGTAGAAGGCCCACCTGGTTCCGACGAGATCGAAGGTGTCCGTCTCCGGATTGACCATTAGCGAATGGATCTTCGCGAAGCGGTTAATCGTATCGTCCATGACGAGACGGGACTTAGCGGCTTCCTCCGACACCAAGTCGTCAAACGTCATGTGGGTATAGTGACGAGACGTGCTAGCGCCAGTCATACCGATCGAGTCGACTGTCGGCTCGGCGTAGACGCCCCTGCGAAGGAAGAGCAGCTCTTCCTGAGACCAACGCTTGCTGTCAGCTGGGATCAAATGCGAGTACAGCGCTCTGAAACGCCTGTTGCCTTCGGCGTGCTGCCTGATGATGGAGAGGAACCGCTGCGCGTTGGTAGCAGTCTCGTTTGCGAGTAGAATCCGATTCTCCTGATCCTGGCAGAACTTCTGCATCACCCGAGCGATGTTGATTGTGGTCTTGAACGTGCCACGAGGGTGGAGCACCAGCTTGTACCGAGACGGATTGCCGTCTAACCAAGCGCATAGCGGACCGTGACAGGTCTCAGTTAGGTCCTTGTACCCTAACACGCCCGTAGCGAAGACGTACAAATTGCGCGTTGCGGCCTCCGCGACGTCGCGTCTGATGTCCTCTGGCTCCCGTACAATGGAGTCGTCCAGACGTGGCAGATCTCTCGGTGGCTGTATCACCGACGACGGCGTCCCTTCTTAAGCACAGACGTCTTCGGGACCTTGAGCTTCGTTCCGCGACTACCGCGGCTCAAGATCTCCTTATAGATCCTACGCCTTGGACTTCTCATACCCCACCGCCTTCGGTCTGCGCCCGCTCTCCGGCGGCGCCGTCGATCCGCCGAAGCGTGACTTGGCCGCCTTCGATATGACTTTCGAGATTGTCGACTGGCGCCTGCTCTTCTTCCGCGACATGGACAGTCTCCTCCGTATTGACTTTGACAAAGTCGCCAGCTGCAACCTCCGCAAACTTCTCCCTAGTCTTTGCGCCAGCGACGAGAGCTTTTGCAAGTTCGCGAATATCACTCCCGTCCATATTGAAGGTCGTGATCTGCGCTTTCATTGTCTTACTAGATTGAGGATCGCGGTCGAGCAGGTCTGTTGACGCACGTAGCGCAATGTATTCGTTCTGAGAGTCGATCAGACCGTTCATCCTACCTGCCGCTTTACGGCTGAGAAGGGATATGACCTTAGACAACGCGACCGTCTGGTCTTTTATTGCCCGATCTGTTTCGTCCAAGATCGAGTTGACCTCAGGATTCCCGGCTGAACTTAGGATGGACAAGTAGTGCTCATTGAGGCCGACAGCACGACAGGCCTCCCTCTTACTAGGTACGGCCCCAGAGGCATATAACCTCGCAGCCATCCGCACTCGCGGTCCTGGTTGGATAGAGCGGAAGATGTCTTGTCGGGTTCTTGCCACACTACATATCCCCTCCTAAAGGCGCTGACCCAAATCTCCGACAAGATAACAAATCTATCCCAATCTTGCAATAGCCACACCACCCCTTGTCCAGGCCAGGACAAGTAAATATGTTTAGAATCTTGTCTCAATATCTCCTCTGTTTTTCCCGTAGATTTTGTCGCGACCACTTTGTTGCACCACTTTAACGTTTTTTCTTTGCGCGTAAAGTAGAGAACAGGGCGCCGTAGTCAGCGACTCCATTTCGGGGTTACGCCACTGTCGCGACAGCTACATGACACCGTCACGACTGTGTCGTCCCTTTCGCAGAATGCGACAAATCGGGCATTATGCGGTAGTGAATGGTGACCACGGATATGTAACCCATTGCATTGCAACGTCTTACGCCGTGGCACGGCCCATGCAATCGTGTTGTGGTGCGACCGCGCGACGCGCGGCGCAACATACGATCCGCGTAACAGCGGGCCGGAACGAGGTACGCACGATCCCTGACGGGTGAAAAGGTCCGTTGTCGGAGACTCGTCAAACCAGCGTATCGCGCACCCAGCGCGGATTCGGTCACTAAAACGGGAACACGTGGGCGGTGGTGCCGTGTCAACAACGTCGCTAACCCATGAAATGGAGATAACACCCATGACAGACATCACCGCAATACTGGCGAAGCCGGAGGAGTACGGCTTCACATTCCTGACCGAGACAGTGAAAAGGGACCGAGTGTCAAGTGGTCCGGTGCCACTGATCAAAGTCATCGAGTTGTTGAAGTTCGAGAAGAACTTCCCAGGTGTGCTGCTGGAGACTGAGGACGGTCAGAGCATTCGGGTCAACGGACAAAGAGTCGTGAGGGATGCGTGGTTCAGTGGAGACC